TTAATTGTTCAGCCACCACTTAAAACTCGGTCTTACAGTGCAAAGACTTATCCACGATTTGATATTGATAACTATCCAAAACTACTAATTGATAGTGTCAAAGGTGATGGCTTGTTATTCAAAGACGACAATATTTTCATAAGTGAACAAATCAAGCTGGCAGAACCATGTGAAGAGGGTTGTGTCTGGCTTTCCTGTGTTTTTACTGAAGAAACTGATTGGTTGTCAAAAACTGTAGATTTTGATTGGTTAGCTGGGAGAAGCATTTAAATGGCGAAAAAGAGCGATTTGCAACGTCGAGTACTTATTGGAAGAAAACTTGCAATGGCGCGTGATATGTCTCAATTACGTCAAGAAGACGTAGCATTAGAGATATTCGGTACACCACATAAAAACCGAATGAGTGAAATCGAAAATGGTAAGTTAATGCCAGATGCAGAATTACTTTCGGTGCTATGTCAAAAATACGGTGTTTCAGCCGACTGGGTTCTTGGTTTTACTATTGAGCCAGAACTAGACAAAACAGCTTCTGTAGCTGGTATTCTGTTTAACAGTCTAGGTGAAATGATGAGTGAATACACTCAAGCCATGGCATTTCAATTAAGTATGGCTGCAGCACAGCATATTGCATCTTTCCCGAAAGCCTTAACTGTAGAGCTGCTTGAAGCTTCAAAGGGGCTAATTCAAGCTTGTTTATCGCAAGACCAGTCTATTCAAGAAAAGGTTTTACCTGAACTTCACACTCTTATGCGTATTGTTCGTGAGTGTGAACAGAATCGTGCAAAACAAATCCGTAATTTAGAGATGGCTATTGATGATGTTTTCCAGCGTGAAGAGAATGATTTACAGCAAAAAGCTTTAATTGATCTTATCCAAAATAAAAAACGTTTTAGCAAGGCTTCTTTACAGCAGCAAGCTTTAGATGAAGTGAAACAAATAGGTCTATTTGCTGAATAAGGGATAGACTTTAATGGCTCGCAAGATTGAATACTCGGAAGAAATTTGGAACCGGCTAAAAGAAGTCTATGAATCTTCACCTAAGATTACATGGCAAGCTTTAGTTGATCAGGTTGGCGAAGAACTCGGTTGTGAGATGCCTTCGCCATCTGTTGTGCGCCGTAAAGCACTTGCAGAGAAATGGAAAAAGAAAGCTAAATCTCTAGTCAAAAAGACAGCCCAAGAGCTCAATAAAGAGATTAAAAAATTGACCAAAAAAAACAATGGTCAAGAAAATACACAAACTACTGATAAATCGGAAAAAAGTGATAGTCAAAATTCTGTCAAAAAAACGTCAAATATTGCTGAATTTAATAGTCAAAACTCTAAAAATAATGGTCATAACAACGGCGGGCGTTCTACAGTCAATGAGAACTATCTAAAGTCAGCTTTGGTTGTCAAAAATAACCGTATAAGAGCTCATAAGCTGGGTGAGTTAATTACAGATACTATCGATAGTGTTATTCACATTAGAGATGAAGTCCTTAATCTAAATAATCCTACTGAAGATGAATTAGCGCTGGTTAAGTTTAAAATGGGCTTGATTAGTCAAGTGGTTGATTTGAACGTTAAACAAAGTATCAGCATTTCTAACATTGCTCGAACTGAGGCAATGTTCTGGGGCTTAGATGTCGATGATCTTAAAGACCAGTCGGAAGTTCAAGCACGGCGTAGTTCAGTTATTTCAGGTGCTGAAGAAAGAATGGCAATTGCAAAAGCTAATATGAAAAAGAAAAAAGAAGAGGCGTTTATGCGAAAGTTAGCGTTAATTGAAGCCGGTGAAGTAGAGCCTGAAGATGAAAAAAGTGAAAATTGAGCTGGAAAAATGCCAGACTTAATTTAATGTGCAGTTCTGCTTAAGTTATAATCACTTATTTCGAATTTTTATTAAAATTACCAGAGAATTAAGAAACTTATGACTATATTAGTAAGTATCTAAACTTTTTTGGAGGTCATAAAATGACATTCATTACAGCAGCTGAAGCATCAGAAATCGCTACCAAAGCAAAATCTTCTGAACAAGAAATCATTGATATTTTATCAAAGGCTGTTCAAGACAATGCTAAACAAGGTATTCGTCGAACAACTTGGAGTTTATCGCGTAGTAAAGTTGAATTACCAACATTAGAAAGGGTAAAGGCTAAATTCGTAGAAGGAGGATATTCCTTCCAGATCCTTTCAAATAGTCCTGAAACATATACTGTAGATATTAAGTTTTAAGTTATGGAACTTGACCATAGTATAAAATTTTATAATTGCAAAAATGCCCTATATCAGTATGGGGCATTTTTTTGTTATGACGGATTCAAATCACCATAATCCAGTTTTATCTTACGATGAGCTGGGCTTCATCATCGGGATGAAACGAGTTGAAAAAAAAGTTAGTACGATTGATTCAAACATTGAAAAGATCATTGGTATCCTTACTCAAAGCTTTGAAGAGCAAAAAGCACAATTTGCACAGCCTCAGCCTAAACTGACTGAATTTCAAAAGATGCTTAATGCTGTCAATAATAGACAAGCTTTAGATTTTGAAGATTTATTAAAAGACAAAGCTAATCCAATCACTCAATCTTTTGTTGTAGCAGACAAGCTGGTCAAAGACTTTGCTGATGTTTTGGACCAATCAATTAATGACCTTAAAACAGTAGATAAAAAACAAATCAACAAATCTAATGGGCGAAAGCCCGCTATAGAAATTAATAGTCATGAAGACTTATCAAAAATTATAAATCCTACTGTTCCTGAGCGTGATGAAAGGGGCCGTTTTGTATCTAATCCAAATGAACCCCAAAACCAATCATCGATTCGTAAAGTTGCCCAAACGATATCTACGGCGATTAAAGGAGTAATGCCGAACTCAACACAAGGTGTAGATCCTACAGTTGACGCAATCAATGAAGTTGGTCATTTACTTTCACCTGTACGCCGTGCAGCAGGATTAGCTTTGCGGCCATTAACTGGATTGATGCGTAGTAAAAAGAGAAATGAGCCATTACCTCGTGAACAAGAGAACCATAACCGCAAACAAATAAAGTTATTGCAGCGTATTGCCGATAATTTGGCGTCTAAGGGTGGTTTGTTAGGTTCTCTAGGGAAATTGCTTACTTCCGTGTTATCTGCTGGTGGTGGGCTTCTAGGTGGTGCTCTAGGCAAAGGAAAGAAAGGTGTAGGGAAATTAGGAAAGGGCTTAGGTAAATTTCTTAAGTTTGGCCGTGGTCTACCCGTAATAGGTGCATTGGCTGCTGGTGCATCATTATTAGATTGGAATGAACAAAGCACACAAGAAAAGGGCGGTACTGTAGGTAGTCTTGCTGGGGGCGTTATTGGTGGCACGGTAGGATCAATATTAGGCCCAGCTGGTACTTTGATTGGTGGTATGGCTGGTTCATGGATAGGTAATAAACTTGGTACCGCAGTTGCGCCGTATTTTAAAGAGTGGACAGATTCATTAATAGCTGCAGATGTACCAGGTATTATTAATACTGCTTGGAAAGGATTTGTAAGTTATGCTTCTAATGCTTTTGATCAGGCAAAAAACACTGCTTCAAAAGTTGTAGACGGAGTTAAAGATACTGCTGGTGATACCTTAGATTTCATTAAAGATAAATTTAACCGATTTAATCCATTTCATGATGGTGTTCCAACATGGGGCATTGGGCAAGGAGTTTATAAGCCGGGTTTTGGTGCAAATAAAAATGTACCTGCTTATGGTTCAACTGTTTCTCCAATTGGTGAAAAAACTAAGGAAAAGCAACTTGCAGTTTACAATGCAATGAAGAGAGCTGGTTTTAATGATAATTGGGCTGCTGGTTTAACTGCTTCTGTTGGTAGGGAAAATGACTACCAAGATAAATATCTGTTTGGTAAACACCAGGATAAAGCTGGTGGTACGAATATGGGTATGATCTCTTGGCAAGGAGCCCGTAAAGACCGGCTTACGGCATATATGAAGGAAAGGGGATTACTTGATGCAAACGGTAATATGGTACGGAGCCAAGCAGCTTTAGATGCACAAGGTGCATTTATGAAGCATGAAATCGAAACGAATCCTGAATATGCTTCGGTTAAAGCTTATATGCAGAATAACCCAAATGCATCAAAAGAAGATATTGCCCGAGTTCTCGGCACAAAATATGTAAGATGGGCGTATGGGCAAACAAAGCTTCGCAATGGGCAGTCATTTGATTATAGACCGCATTTAGAAAAGGAATATAAATACAGAGCTAACATTGATAAAACCGTTCAGGAACAGAAAACTAATCTACCTAAAGAAAATACCCCAGCTGTATCAGATTTGAAATCAAGTCATATTGTGGAAAATACAAGAGCTAAAGTTGCTAGTGTTTTAAGCACCCAAAAAGCTATCGTTCCCCAAGCTACTACAAAAGCAAAACCTTCATTAAATAATCAAAATAGATTATTAACTAATGTCACGCCGTTTAAGCAACCTTTAAATACTCCTAACCCACAGGAAGTTGTTGTTGTAAATCAGAATAATGGTAACATCGGGCAGAATGTTAGTGATCGTTTCCTTGCTCATGCTCTAACTGGCGGCATTGGAATGGGGAAATTAGACGTTTAGTTTTGGGATATATATGACTTTAAAATTATTAAAATTATCTTTCTTAGTTACGGCAGCTTTTTCAAGTTATGTTCAAGCTGCTACAAGTGTTAATGATATTCTGAATAAACAAATAATTGCTACCAACAGTGAAAATATTAATTCGACAAAGGTAGTTAGTGAACTTTGTATTTTTAGTTGTGATTTATTAAGTACAAACCCTGAAGTGTCTTATGGTGGCATGGACGAACTTTATGTTCTTTTACGAGAAAAATATGGTTTAGATTCTAAGCAAAGTTGTAAGTTCTATAAAAGGACAACTGGCAATGTAATATTAGATACACAATATAAAATTGCAGCCTTACAGGGAACGCCAAATCCTGATGCCTATTCAGATTCAATTTTTAATAATTTGATATATAAGCAAGGAATATATAGTTCTTCAGATGTAAATGTGGACATTTATTATGATTTAGTTGACATTGCTAGAATCAATAATCCTGAATTAGATGAAAATAGCAAAAACAATCTAGTAAAAACTTTTCAAATGCGCCATCGTTTTATTGCCAATAGTTGTGGTGAAAAATTTATGATGGCTTATGACAAGTACTTAAATAAAGTTAGTGAGTTAAGAGAGGCTGAATATATTGAAGCAATTAATAAAAAGAATGCTAAAGAACGGGAAAAAGAGGAATGGGAAGAAGAAATCCGTTTAGCAAAACAAGCAAGAGATCGAGCCGATGCGGAGAGGGAGGAACAAGCCCGTTTAATTGATGCTAAGAAGCGGGAAAATAGACAAAAAATTAATCTATGCAAAAGTACTAATAATTATAAGCTATTTATAGAATCCTCTAATGTTGTTAGTGCACGAAATAGTATTAAAGTTGCACAAGACGTTTTAAAAGAAGAAGATAGGTTACAAAGTTTTAGCGGTGTCACTCGTTTAGATAGGCGTTATGCAGCTGCTCAACGGATCGAGTATGGGCAAAAAACTCTAAATCAAAGCTTTGCCAAGTATAAACAATTGGGTGGAAGTGCAAGTAGTGTTGCTACTGTGACACCTCTAAATAATCCATGTAAGGGTTTGTGATTTTTCCAATATGATCAAGAAAAACCGCCGTGATAGTTATCACGGCATTTTTTTTCATATAACTTGATCTATTCTTAACTTAACTTAACTTAACTTAACTTAACTTAACGTAACGTAAGTGAAGCAAATAAAATCACAGTATAGAGTTGTAACTCTATAAATCTTTAATTTTGGAATCTTGGGGTTATAAATTTAAAATTAATAATTTCAATAAGTTGAATTTTTATTAATAACTATTTGATTTTAAATTTGTTGACAATATTTTTTTTAGAACTATTATTAAAAAAGGTGTCTAAAAATCTGAAATATCATTCAAAAGGAGTTCTTGGTGAAAAACTATACAGTTGCTGTAAAGATTACAGAATCTAAGTCTTTCTTTAAAAAAGATATTTATGAGGCTGCACTTTTTGATAAACCGAATATTAATGCTACTGGTTCCAGTTATGACGAGGTGATTAGGAAGGTATATGAGAAGACGCTTGAGTATTTTGATTTTCTAAGTGACCAAGGTCTTGATATTCCTGAGCCGACTGAAATTAATTCAGTAACATTTAAAAAACGTGATAAAGATGTTTTTTTTCATGTCATAACAATTGATACATCAATCTATGCGGAAAAGACTGAAAAGATTAACGTTACAATTCCCATATCTTTAACACGAAAAATTGATGACTTTCTAAAAGATAAAGTACATAACTCAAATCTTTTCTCCTCTAGATCAGATTACATAACCAAATCTTGCCAAAGATATTTACCCTATGCGAATTATCTTGCCTCGCTCTACAATAATGAAGATTTAATAATTGCTCACAGATATCACGAAAGTAATACCACGAGAAATTGTCTTAATTTGCTCGACTATTTGAAGCTACCTAATTGTCAAGAAGTAATCTTATTTGCGACTTATCGTACACCTACTGATGGGTTTAGTAGAGATGACGGGCCTGAAACTAATTTGCCCCTCATGGGAGCAATTGCGAAAGTCCAATTACCAGGATTAAACGAGATTTATATTATTTTTGATGGACTTTTCCTAACCGCGCAAAGGAAGCCGCGCTACAATGAAGTAAAAGATGTGCTGGATACAGCTTTGGAAACAGATAAAACATCATTTATTCAATTATCAGTTCCATTTACTTCACAGTTAGATCCTGTGGAAGCAGTCAAAATATTAAGTGAATTTCCTAGACAGAAATTAACTAAGGAAACTCGACCTACTTTTTTTAATTTATTAAGTAATCTAACAGAAGAACAATATGTAAATTTTTAACCACAAAAAAGCCTCGCAGTCCGTGGAAAGAAAACGAGGCCTGTCATTGCATAGGAGCAACAACATGCGTACTTTAACACAAATTAATGTACCTTTTCATAGTGCTGATTTAGTAATTATTGAATTCAACAATCAGCCATTTACTGCCATGCGCCCAATTGTTGAAGGAATGGGCCTCACATGGCAATCACAATATGAAAAGTTAAAACAAAGATTTAGTTCAGTTATCACTGAAATAGTGACAACTGGAAAAGATGGTAAACAGTACAATATGGTTTGTTTACCTGTTCGTAAGCTTTTTGGATGGTTAATGACTATAAGTCCAAACAAGGTTAATCCCGAAATTCGAGATACTGTGATCATGTACCAGCAAGAGTGCGACGATGTGCTGTGGGAATACTGGACTAAAGGGCAAGCAATAAACCAACGCTTAACCATTTCTCCAGAACAACAAAATGCACTGCACGAGATAGTTGATCGCCGTGCAGGGAGGGATCGAAGCTTAAGAGCTTCAATGTGGATTCGTCATAATCGCCACTTTGGAATTGCTAAATATAGCCAATTGCTTTCAATCCATTTTGATGAGGCGAAGCAGTATCTTGAGCTCTTGCCGTTACAAGAGCTAGTTCCAGCTGAAACAGATACACTTAAACGTTTAGAAAAGTTTGTAGATAATCTCGCTGCTCGTTATCCAGCATTAGAAAACCCTCTTGCTTATGACATTGCACAGCAATTAGGTGAGGAGCTAAAGTATCAATCTCCAAAAGGACCTAAAAACTTTTGGATATCGATTCAAGAAAGCGGAGCAGTTTCTGTACAGCAATATTCACTACACCACACACCAGTTAATGTTGTGCAATTGCGTGAACGCTTTAATCAATTGTGGGATTTTCTTCATAAAGATGAGGTGCTTGAACTTGGGAAGGTTTTAAAACGCTTTCCTTTCGAACCTGTGAATCGATAAGGGCTTATCAAAATATAAAGATGTCTAAATAGGACTCCCCTAATAAAAAGCCAGCTATTAGCTGGCTTTTTAAGTTTACTGACAAATATAAAATTCTTAATTTTATTGATATTTCCAATGTAATTGATCATATAGTTCTTGAAAAATATTATTCATAAATGCATAATTCGCGCGCGTTTTAAGGATTATGTTAATGACAACAACAGCTTATGATACTCATTTCATGGCTTCCGACATAGCCTTTACAGTAAATCGTACAGAAGTTACTCTAAATATTCCTTTTAGGAAAGTGAAACGTTTGGGCGATATTGTATTTGGTATGGCTGGATGTTTATTTTGTATGAGAGATTTTAGCGAGGCCCTTATTGATTTTATCTTACAAAATAAAACACAATTTGAGCTTCCGAGATCTATACTTGAAAAAACAAATAGTGATTTTATTGCACTAATCTATTTAAGTGGTTCTTGCCTTAAAGTTTCTAAAATGGTAAATGACACTGAGTTTACAATAGAAAACATTACTAATGTTCCTACTGTAATTGGATCGGGGAGTTTTCATACTCAGCATATTATTCATGATTGTCCTAATGCGATAGCTGTTGTCCTAGAAGCTATTAAATACGATCAATATACTGCAGGGGAAGTAAAATATTGCAGTATTAAACGAGAAGAAGTTCATAATTTGGAAGCGCCTATCATGTCTACAACTCTTAATAATCAAATACAAATGTTGCAAACAGAGATTGCTGAAACAAATCATCTTGTTGGAAATGGCAACACATATCACGCTAACACTGAAACATATCACCATGGTGAACCTGTCAAAATTTCTACTGAATTAGGTTTACAAATGTTTCAACATAGTTTAACGAACGTCCGAAATAAATTAACTTCTAATTAATTTAAAATAAAAGCCTGCAAATGCAGGTTTTTATTTATAAACAAAATGAAATTTAATGGAACTTATGTAATTTCTAGAAAAAATTTACTTACAAGATAACCTCATTAATATGAGGTTATTTTTCATGGGCAGTCTTAATCTAGCAGCTATAACAGCTACTACTCCATACATTAAAAAGATCCAATCGGCATTAGAAAAAGCAACAGGCCAAACGATTGTTACACCAGAATTTCGCAAAATTAAGCGCGTTGCTGGTGTTAGCGTTTTACCAGTTGCATTTTTCTTTTCAGGTGGCGCTACGCTTACACTTTATATTCGTGCATTAGCGGATGTAGTGAAGGCCGAACTGAATGATAAAGTAATTGTTCTATCTGGCGATTTTAGTGATGACTATAAGCCAACATTTGAAAACGCCGTAAGTTGTGTTGCTAAACTTATCCGTGAAGCACAATCTAAAATCCAAGAACAAAATAAGCGTGAAAAAGTTAGCTTACCGCCGCGCCGTACTTCTGTAGATCAGAAAATTAAAGAAGTCGAAGAACAAGAGCAAAAGCTTGATGAGGATTTAGCTAAGCAAATAGCTCACCGTGACCAGCTTAAGGAACAAATTGAACAAGCAAAGCATCAACTTGGTATAAGTTCGGAGGCTGGTCAATCCGAACTGGGAAAGCCTGAATTTGATAGTGCGAGTCCAATCAAATCAGTTACAGCAAATATCACACGTGGTAAAGCTGCAATGAACAAAGCCATTATGGAAAAAACCACAGTGCATAGAGCTATGTATCGTAATGATTTAGGCTGGGTGGATTTTGAGTATGGCAGTGATAAACAGGGTATTAAGCATATTATCAAGCGCCGTATGGAAAGTGATGGCATGACATATGATGAAGTTGTGCATATGCTTGTGGATACTATTGTGCAAACAATCGCTCAAGGTAGTACACAACGGCGTACAGAACGTGGATTATCTACAAGAATAAATATTGTATTTAATTCGCATGAAGCGTCATTGATTAAGCGAGAAGGTAGTAATGCATGGCTGCTTACAGCTTTTGAAGTGCATTAAAAAAAGCCCGGTAGTTAGAGATGGGTTGCGACATCTTCTAACCTACACTTATGACCCTATACGTTCTCGTGTCATAAGTGGAGCGGGCTTTGTATATATAATAATCCATGCATTTCTTATTTTCAAATATGGAACCATTCACGCTTACATATATACAAAAGCAATACCCTTAATACAGTTCTTATTAAGGGTGTTTTTTATGCAAATTCAAATCGGTATTGATATTGTCTTAATTCTTGCATTTTTAGCTTATCTTTCCGTTGTTACAGGATGGAATAGCAAGAATAAAGCTGCGTATATTAAACAATTCCGTCATGTGCCTATAAGCCTCTTATTTAAAGAAATCAGATATATGTATTTCATAAGTATGGCATGTGTATTGATCACTATTATTCTTGTTGATTGGCGAATCTATAACGTTGCTTCATATTTTGATGCATTAAGCGTTTCATTATGGATATTCATAATCTATTTCACCATTTTTTCAACTTACCAGATCGGCACTGCAATACTAGTAAAGCTTTTGATGATTTTCAGTAATAGAGCAACTTCCTAATGATCACATCTAAAACAATTTTAGACATGGTTGAGTACTGGCTTAATCATCCGGTCAATGGGAAGTATGGTTCTGATTTTGGTGCACCTCTTTATGATTTGCTAATGGCACCTTTAGACTCGAGGGTGGCAGATAGTTTTATCATTAAGATGAAAAAGGATCTACCAATATTATCTGAGCTTAACTCTGACCAATTAGCACTGTATTCACAAACCGAAGGATTTGAGACGGTTCATATTCATTTAAGCATCATGAATGTGAATATAGATCTTAACCAAGTAGCAGACCGATTGGGTAAATCAGTAACAGGTGAGACATATGACATTAACGCAAGCTGATTTTGAAGCCCAGCTCCAAGCAGCGATAGATGATTATGAGATTCAGGAACGCTATAAAGCTCAAGATCCAATTGTCGTTCACCAGCTGCGTTCTATGGCTAGTTTTTTGACTGCATTTGGTCCAGAAATCGATATTGCTTCAATTGAACCATTTACCAAAACACGTGACCGCTCAATTATTGCGGATGCTACAAATAAAGGCATTTTGCCTATAGGTACGCCGTGTCAGCACTTAATTGAAATCATCAACCGGTCAACAAATGCTGTGAGCTTAAGTCAAGGGCGAATGATTGAGGACCATAGCGGCGGTAGAGTGTGGCGGTTGCTTCAATCCATTAATGTTAAAGCTGGTGAGACGGCGGAAGTAATAGCCGAACAAAGTGAATACCGTGAAATTAAATATGTTGTACCAGTTACAGAAGGGTTCCATAAATATCGAATAGACCTTTTAGAGGACCTTTCACTTGCAAATATTTCGGTTAAGCAGGGCAATAATAACTATGTAATTAAGCCGCGCTGGATGAATGTTGAACCAGGTGAATATGCTGTAACTGTTACTACAGATAATCTAAGAAGATTGTTTATTGAGTTTGGCGATTCTGATAGAGCTGGTCGTACTCTGCAAGCCAATGAAACGGTAATAATTGGAATTCTTGAGACATACGGGGAAGTTGATGTCAATCGTTTAAAAGATGCGGCTTTACTTGATGTACTTTCTAATGATGAACAACGCATATCAGTGCGTTTTAAAGCTGGTGGAGTGATTAGAGAGGGCGTAGATCCGTTAGCTGTATCTGAATTACGTTTATTATCAAGCTATCCATCGCTTTACGATGAAGATGCTGTATTTCTGGGCAACTTTGACTATGCGGTCCGTAAAAAATTCATGAAACGGGCACAGTTTATTTCTGTTTGGAATGAAACTTTGCAAGAGCAACACTTTGCCATTACATACCGCGACATTAATCATTTAAACCTTGTGGTGGTTGCCAAGAACCCAGCTGAACAAGCAACGTTAGAACAAGATATCTGTCGGTATATTGGTTATTGCGATAACTTGTATGAAGGTAAAGTGAATGTACATGAAGTTGTAGAAAAGCCAATTGAAGTAAAAATTAAAGGCTCTTTGGCTTCTGTACATAACACAGATATGGTTAAGACACAGATCAAAGAATTACTTGTAGAACGTTACGGGCGTGAATCATTGAGCTCAAGTCGTTGGCTGGTTAATGGCTTTAATACGCAAGAAATGGGGAAGCTGATTAATGACAATATTGTGGCTTTCCAAGACCGGATGAGTGACTTTACCATTATGCTTTCAAATGAGTTGAATAAGCCTAATGAGTGGGTGTATGTGACAAAAGACAGCATTACTGTTGAGTTGGAACGCACCGCTGATATTTCGGGGGCTACATGGACTCTATAAGCTTTACTCGGCCTATCGATGAACACTATGTAAGTACGGGCTTGCAAACCGCACTTGCTAAAGCATTTAAACAAGTATTTGCACAAAACTTTGAGCAGTCGATACAAGATTTACTGGACTACGGTTGTCCTCATATCGGTAGTAAAACAGTTGTAGAACGGTTCTCTAAACAAAACGGACTTGTTGTATTACGGCGAAATAACACCTCTGATACGTTAATGCGAATTATCTATGCCAATTGGAGCAGCATGGGTAATAAAAGAGGATTAGCGTTTTTAGAGTTTGTTTTACGAATGTTGTGGGGGAAAGATCATTTTCAGATTATCCGGCTATGGCACAGCTTGGAAAAGCTAAAAGAATATCCAGCCTATTTGTCTGATTTTGAAAAGCCAAATTACTTCTTAACAAGTCGGATTAGGATTGTTTTAGATAAAACTGTTGATGCAAATGAAGTGGTAGAGCTGTCACCGATATTACGGCGTTTAGTACCAGCCAATATTGTCGTTAAAGTTCACTCAATGGCATTTGATAGAGATTTAGGTACCACAAGCTTTGCAGCGGCAATAGCAGCTAAGCCTTATGCAGTCTATAACTTCCTTTAATTCAATTGGAACTGTTGAGTTAGCGCTCAAATACAAAATGATTTCATAGTCCTGTTCATTAGTTCAGGACTTTTTTATATGCAACAAGCTCAAGACAATGTTTTAGTAGGAATCGCAGAACCTATCAATGGTCAGGGAGAAAACTTATTAATTGATCATTTCTTAGGATATGCAAGCCATGAATTAGAACCACAAGAAATTGATAAAGTTATTAAAGGGGAAGTGGTTGAAGGCATCACGGAATATGCTCAGGGCCATTACTATAAGATTTCAGCAAATCCTGAAAACCAAAATGCAAAAGATTTTGAAATCAGTATTCATTTTCAGGATGGCCCAATTCCAGAACATGGTGTGAATGGGGTTACCAGTGAAGCATTGTTAAAAGTACTTATTCACCGTACTAAAACCTTGGATGAAAAATTTCCGAGTGAGTTCAACAAACAAGCCATTATTTATATGGAAAGTGCGCTAGAAGAATTTAATAAACGTACAGCTGAGCGCCGTGCTCGTGGTGTTGAAGGCACTCTTGTTAAGTAATTGGGTGAAGTATGCGATTAAAAATCTTTTGTAGAAAACGTGCTTGTTCTCAATTAATTGACTTATCTCAAATGGATTGTTTGCAAGTCTCCGAAAGTGAACATCGAGGAGGCATGATCCATGAGCGCTTTTATGATGTTTTTATTTCTCTTAAAAGTGGGTACATCTTTGATGCAACCATTGAAGATAAACAGCATGACAAGCTATTGGAATTAATTGAGTTTGATCAAAAGATTTGATTTGGAACTGATTAAATTTCAACTATAGAACAACTGAAACAATAGCCTCAATCACAGCATTGGGGCTTTTTTATGGCTAGCAAAAATAGAAAGACAAAAGTTCTATCTTACAACTTACATGACCGATGCCGTAAATTTACCGGTGTTGATCGAAGTAATGTCGATGTAGATGCAATGGTCAACTTGATCAACAGTGACCATGTACAAGAAATGGTTGCTACTAATTCATTACAAGGTTTTTACGGTCATCAAATTCGACAGCGCTATGGTATGGTGCCGCCTGAAACGGTGATCATTAAAGGTAAAGTTGTATATCTTTCACGGGCGTTTAAAACAATTGAATTACGTGCTTCAAAGGATGGAACAGTTGAACACCGAGAAGAGTTTTATGATAACGAGCCTGGTGAGATCGCATTACAAGATTATAAAGCCCAAGCGGGTGGTTTTAGCACATCAGTCAATTACAAGAATGTCGGTGGCCGTTTAATTCCAACGGGTTTTTTTGGTTTTGATTTCGTTGCACAACCAAATTATGCAAGTAATGTAGGGGATGGTCAGTTATTTGATGGATTATTTGTTCCTGAAGAGCCAGAAGGTGTTGTTTCTTGCTTTGATAGCGCAACAGATATTTCACAGTTATCACAGCCCGAAATTATTATTGCCCAATTACTTGAAGATCAAATTTTACAGACATACGACAATATCAATAGTCAGCTGCATCTATTAACCGAGTTAGGAAATGCTCAAGGATTAGTGGGTGAATTATCAGAAAAATTTGATAAACAGAAACGCCTGCAACAACTTAGAGAAGAACGCAAAAAAGAACTCTATACGGGTATGGTAAATCCTGTGAAGAGTTTTGATTCAGTACAACAACAAGCTGAACAAATCATTCAAAGTTTGGACAATCCAAACGTAAAAGAGAAACCTAAAAAGCCGAAAAAGTCTTTTGGCAATATCTTTAGTGTATGGGGGTAATAATGAATTACCCCAACGATTCGCTTAAAAGCATCCAAAACGCTTGGTATAAGCAGCTTGTCAATTTTCGTGCTTGGTATATGCCTGAGACACAATTAACGGCTGACTGGAAGTTGAGAGCCATTGGTAACGCTATAAAAGCATGTCCGTCACGGATGATGGACGACTCAGAAGCAATGCTTTCTGAATATAGAAAAAGCCAGAAGCATGAGGAAGAGTCCAAAGTGCTTTTACCTGTAATGCTTACTGCAACAGCGTTAACTGACCAACCCCCAGATGTAAATCAATTACTACCAGTGCCTGATTTTATTGAAACGGTCATTGATGAGAAACGGGTGAAGGTTCGTCTTGTGCCAACAACTGTACGTGCTCAAATCGCTTTCTTTGCCACCAATCCTAATGATCTGCGTTCAGTCATTGGGCAGTTTTGCGCATACATGTCTAGCAGCGATAACCGCCGTTTTAATGTGCCATTTCAGCAATGGAATGATCATGTTGTTAATTCAACATTCACTGTTTTTGAAAATGAACTTTTTCCATCACCAGTCCCAAGCGAAGCAATCAATCTTTCTATCTCAACTGTAGATATTCAGCTTGTGGGTTATACACCTAACGTCATCGGTTTCGGTGGTCCATTCGACAACAACACAGGTAATGGCTATGAACCTGACGGCTCAGCAACGGAACAGCCCGCAATCAACGACAAAGTTGTAGTGCAAGCTGATCAGTACACATCACTCGATCACCAGCGTGTGAAGGGTGATAGAGAAACAGGTGAAATTACAGTTGAGCGTATAGATGACTGACTTAATCGATAAGGCACAAGAAAGTGCTGATTATTTATTGCAGCAAGAAATTGCAAACCGATGCCGTTTTGAAGGCGAATCTGAAAAAGAATGTGTTGAATGTGGTGAAGAAATACCAGAGCGCCGCCGTGCTTTAGGTGGCGTGAAATTCTGCATTGAATGCCAAACCAAGTTAGAACGCAAACGGCGCTAAGGATACATGTAATGTCTGGAATTATTCGTATAGACAGCCGTGTTGCTGGGTTTTCGGATCAACCAATTCGTCTTATTGGAGCGGCATTTGCTGATACAGGTGAGCTTGTTATTCAAAAAACAGCTGTTTATTCAAATTTGCCCGTACCAAGCGATTTAAGAGATCAAACAGTTGTAGTAACTGACTCACCGGACCAAGTACAGAATTGGCAATTAAGTTTCAATGCAAAAGAGCATTTAGAAGAAGTGATTTCAATTTACCAAGCTCGTTTCAGAGCAAAGTTAATTGAAATTGAGCCAAAGCTAAACCAGTACAACCCTAAAAACGTTCTTGAAATCCGTAAGGTCGATAAAAACGGCCTTCAGCAGGAATTTGATAGCAGCAGCTTAAACAATGGACACATTGCAATTCTATTAGCTGTTTGGGCTAGTACGAAAATTGCCAAAGGCTTTTCAATTACTGAAGGGAATCAGTTTGAAGAAGATGCTGTAGATCCAACAATGCTTCCTTTTTCAATCTATTAAGTAATGGTGTTTTTACGGTATGGCTTTGGCACCATTAAAAGAAATTCCCGAATGGTGGGAACTTTGTGAGCGTTATCGATACGACATCTATGCTTTCGCCGTAGAAGCATTAGGTGTCGAACCCACATGGCAACAAGAATTACTTTTTGAATCTATTGCATTTGATGGTAGCCGTACTTCCGTAGCATCGGGGCATGGTTGCTTTGGAAAAGGGACATTAATCAAATTAGCCAATGGGGAATTTATCCCAGTTGAGCGCATTAACCTAAATCATAAAATTCTTGCTGCAGATGGTAAGACAGAACTAGATGTAATTAAAACAGTAACCGGTTATCAGGAAATGTACCGGTTTGAATATGAGAATGGTAAAGCTCATACCTTCAATAAATCCCACATCCTTTGCTTAATTTCCTTATACGATGGTAACGGCTGGTCCAAGGGCGACAAGATTGAATTACTTGTTTCTCAATACCTGAAATTAAAGCCAGAAAATAGAGAACAGTTTGCATCGTATAGGCTTATAGATGGTGAACATAAGCCTTTAAAAATTACATCGGTTACTGAGCTAGGTGAAGGTAAATATTACGGTTTTGTACTCGATCCAGATCCATTTTTCTTAGGTGATGATGACTTAGTACTTCATAACACTGGTAAAACGGCCAGTGCCGGTATTGTTGCCTTATGGCATCTCTTGTTTTTTGATGAATCCATCATGATGTTTACTGCTCCGCAGATTGGGCAGTTAAAAAAACAAGTCTGGAAAGAAATCAGTATCAATCTAGCACGATTGAAGCAAGGGCCTTTGGCTTGGCTTGCTGATTATGTTGGGTACCAGTCTGAACTCGTTTACATCAAAGGCTACAAAGAAAAATGGTATGTTTTTGCGAAGACAGCACCAAAACATCAACCTACAAACTTAGCTGGTAACCACGGCGATAACTACATGGTCTGGGTCGATGAGGCCAGTGGTGTAGATGATGCTGTCCTTGATGTAGCTTTTGGTGCCTTAACGCATGAAGATAACCGTGCAGTAATGACCTCACAGCCTACTCGTAACGCGGGTATGTTCTATGAGACTCATCACAAGTTAAGTCATCGAGCTGGTGGTGTTTGGATTGCACTCACATTTAACGGGGAAGAGTCACCACTAGTTAGTGAACAATCCTTACAGGAACAACGGCAAAAATACGGCAGCAGGGAAGATGCTCAGTATAAGATTCGTGTTTTAGGTGAATTCCCTGACTTATCAGATGAGTTCTTAATCACCAAGCGTCAAACCGAAGAAATGTATGTTGGCGCGAGTATTTTTGATGACCATCAATTCGGTTATGTCATTACTGTTGATGTTGGTGGTGGTGTTGGCCGTGACGATTCAGTAATTGTTGTTTCTAAAGTTTGGGGTGAATCGCAATGGGGAGAGCGCGCACGCCGTGTAGAAGTTGTAGATATTCCATTATGCAAAAACAGAGATGATATTTTAGAACTATTTGCAAAGATTAATGAGCTACTTTTACAGTACCCAAATGCTAACTTGGTTGTAGATGATAACGGGGCGGGTAAAGGTTTAGGCCAATACCTTAAAAAGCAAGGTATTTTCTACGTTCCTGTTTATTGGGGCTCACAATGTTTTAGTAATGACAATAGAAAAGAGTTTACAAATAAACGGTCATTAGCTTATGTGGGCTTAGCTCGAGCAATCGCAAATGGCCGTTTTAAAATAAAAACGAAGAAACACAATGTGAAAATTAAAGATCAGTTAATCCACGTTCCATACCGTTTTGATGACTTTGCTCGTTATAAAATCTTAAGCAAAGACGAAATGAAACGGATGGGAATTAAATCACCGGATATCGGTGATGCTTTTGCTTTCTTATTCTTGGAAAACGTTCACTACACTGAAGCTTACGAAACCGTAAATGTCACTGACGATACACCGGAAGGCCGTGAACAAGCTGAACGTAAGTCAAGATTCAGTGCTTTAAGAGAAGCAGCTGAAAAAGAAAATGATTAGTTATATGGAACTGCCCACTTAAATAACTATTCTTCATAACTACCATAGATCAATAAATCATATGGGTGGGTTATGGCTATTAACTTCTTTTTAACTGACGCAGGTCGGAATGCATTAAATAAAGTGGGTGATGTTGCTAGCTTTGGTGGGGAACTTACCCATCTTGCTGTTGGTACCGGCAAATTTGATGCATCAGTAGAAGCGAAAAACCTAACTTCTCTTAAAAATGAATTAGCTAGATTTTCTCTTAACGGCGGTGGTGTAGATACAGAAACGGGTACTTTGCGTTTTGTAATGAGTATTGAGCCCACTTTAACAATGGAAGTGTTTGAGATGGGTATTTACCTATCAGATGGCACTTTACTTGCGGTGGCCTCGACTACAGCTGCTCAATCAATCATGTCTTTACATGCAAACGTAGTAGCCATTGTTACATTTGGATTTGTTTTAACTGACGTTAATTTAAAAAACGTAACTATCAAGATTGATCCAAACACACCAATTGCTGTGATGTTGATGAATCAGCATAGTGCAGATGAAGACCCACACCCACAATACGGCGCGTTAATTCGTAAGCTCATGACTGAACATAATCAGCATGAGGATCCGCACCCCCAATATGCATTTGAAAAAGATGTAAAAGCCAAAGACGATGATTTACAACAACAGATTGATGATCTAGATCTTAGTTCCAAAAATTTGTTACAGCAGTTAATCGATTTCAAGAAAAACTTAGATGCTCAATATCCAAAATTAATTGGAGCAGGTGTAAATATTGGTAGCTCAGCCACAGTTGAACTAGGTGGCAAAGTTACTGATTTACGTGATTCAAAGTATGCAATCTATTTAACACCAGAAAGCCCACATGAAGCATGGAAGCTTACCCGTGCTGAAAAGGGTTTTTCATATGAAGTTTGGGACCGCTCAGGTCAAAACCGGATAGGGTATTCAGGTACTGTGAATTGGTCCGTTGTTCAGGTAGCTGCAGAAACACTAAACGATGGAAACGGCGATTACACAGTCCCAGGTGTTTATATCATTCCAATTCAACCGAAAGAACAAAAAGAATTCATTTTGGTTGGTGCTGGTGGTGCTGGTGGTGGCAGTGTCTGGGAGTTAGGAGCATTGGCACATGGGACCAGTGGAACAGATACACGCTTACGTTTAAATGAACTTGATTTGGCGGTTGTTGGCGGCGGTAAAGGCGGTACCAGTGGTCAGTGGTCGAATGGTAGTGCTTTCTCAAATGGTGCTGGTGGTTTAGCAGGTGTAATCACTGTGACATCAAACATAACCGAAATTTCACGCAAGCTTGGTAACGCTGGTACAGCTGCAAACCAAACAAACCACAAAGGCGGCGCATCAGTAAGTCCAGTATCAAACTGGGGTGCTGGTGGTGATGGTGCTAATGGTGTAGGTGATGATGGCTGGGCACTTGGTGGTGGTGGTGCAAGTGGTGGTTTACTCATTTGCCGATATGTGAATTCAACCGAAAAAACTCAGTATATGACTTTAGTTGTTGGTGAACCTGGTGTTGCAACCGAAAGTAATGGTAACACTGGTAAAGCAGGTACTGGTGGCTTTGCTCGTGTAAGTACTGTTAAAGCTTAAATAGGTAAAACATTATGAGAAATGATTATCGAAATGCTATTAGAGACTTAATTCACCGGAATCTTCAACAAAATAATATTCAGAATCTGATTGTTTGGGAAATCAAAGACGATGAATCTCAAGATCCATCACTGTTGAGTTTGAAATTATATGGTTCAAGAAACCATATTGATGCAGTACTTGTGGCGTGTGGTGTGAACGGCGTTTGGGAAAAACTACCACTACAAAAGGTAGCATTTCCAAGGCTCGTTGATCTTTTAAGACTTCAAAAAGAATACTTGCAGGATAATTAATATGTCAGCATTCAAGCCAGATGATTTACGCCGTGCCCAGCTGCAATTAAACCAATCTTTGCAAAATGGTGGAGTTCGTAGAGATCAACAGAGCCGCCAGCGTGCAGATAGAGAACAGCGGGCATTTGCCGAAAAAGAAATTGAATATGATGATTGGGGAAGAAAGATCCCTAAGCCTATGTTCTTGCGACCACAAGATATTGCCCAAGGGGAAAAATATGATGTCGAAAGGGTACTTTTTACAACATTAGGTCAGCGAAATGGAGAAGTACCACGGCGTATTACCCGTGATGATATCTTGGCATTTCAGGAAAACATTCAACTATTAAAAGATCAGTATAGTAAGGGTATTACCCCTCAAAACATCATTAATTTAAGCCGACAAGACGATATTGACCGGGCAAATGAGCAAATCTATTTGGCGGTTCCAGTAAGCAGAAAAGCTGGTTTAGTTCACTTGCTTACTAATGCCGGACCAAATAGTAAAGTTTTAAATCATCACGTTGAGATTGAGTTTTCTAACTTTAAATCTGTTGTTTTTGATATCGATAAACAGGCATTAAACACCGTCAAAAACCGCTTGGCTAAAGGCAAAATCAAATTTCAGTGTGATTGCGAACGTCATACGTTCTGGTACCGCTATATGGCAACTATTGGCGGTTACAATTTAGGACGTGATGAGGGCGGCTTTCCAAAGATACGTAACCCGCATTTATCCGGTGTGGCATGTAAGCATGTATTGCGCGTTGTTAAGTGGATTAGTTCACCATCTGGGATTGCCTACCTTAAAAAGGAAGTAGAGAAAGACCGTAAAAAACAAGTAGGTGCACGGTATAAACAAACAGATAAGCAAATACAGAATTCAATTAACGAGCAAGTAAAGGATTTGATGAATGGTTCTGTTAAGCCAATCAAAGCCAATATCCAAAAAGCAGAAAAAGAAATGATGCGTAGAGCTGATAAAGTTGCCAAAAAGCTCTTAGAACGCGAATTAAAAACCCTCAAACGTTTTGAAGTGGAAACTGTTAGAGCGAGTCAAATTGAAAGAATTCAAGCCTTACATAAATCAGGCGCAATCGACAATGACATGTTAAATGTCTTTATGAAGGGTTTAAGTCGAAATGCTAAATAGATCAGTAAATCAAGTTGCAAATGGACGCCGTTTAGCAGCTAGACGTGTTGTGATGAATGCTCTAGCAAGTATTCCAGCGCAAATTTGGCGAAAAGAAGTAATTTTCAATAATCCGGCTGAAGATTCAAAACCTTTAGATCCTCTTTCTTTTGAAGCGAACACTTTATCGATTCAAGACGAACCCAACTACAAGTATGAATATAAGGGCGCTGCTTATGTTCATTTCGATAAATTTAATGGTGGTTATATTCAAAAGAACTTCTCAATGAATAACCCATCTGACTTGGTGCTAACCGCTCAAGTAGAGACATTCAATGAAGAATTGGATGATGTTTTGGAAAGGATAATCAACATCCCTGACTTGATTCTTAAAGAAGGTGATCTTTTAGGTTTAATGATTTATGAAAACCTAATGTTGTGGTTTGAGATTGTAAATATTACTGGTTTTAGCCTCATGGCAGATTTTGGCAGTAAGTATGTTTTAAACCGTAGAGATGATTTGTTTATTTCACCTATAGGTGATGGAGAAACTAAATGAGCTATTTAATTTTCAATGAAAAAGGTAAAAAGACAGGCGACATTGAAATGGCTGAACAATGTACTTCTGCAATATTCAATTACCAGGTAATCGGGAACGGGGCAGAAGTAGAGTTTTTCGGAAGCAATATTCCATATGCAGATCCGCAAAACGATTCTCACTGGGTGTCTATTCTTACATTAACAGCTGCTGCGCCCGATACTGAACCGTTTAGACAGCATTGCTGGGATAAGCTCCGTTATAAAGTGAAAGCAGGTGATAATGTGGAGATTTATGTTTCAAGTGGTGTAAGCGGATAGCTATATAAATAAAGGGCTGAGATGGTCCTTTAGCTACATTTTCTTTGTCCTCAATTTTGGGGACTTTTTTATGTTTGGAACCGACCAGTTTTAGTAAAAATACGCCATGTCAGACTTTCTGCATCTTACATAGAAAGCCAAAGGCTGGTTTAAAATGACTGTGTTAACAGAAGAAATTCGTAAAAAGTATGATGCTCAACAACTAGCTACTGTTCAGTGCCGAAATTACTATTTCAAAAGTCCTGAAGAGCTTGAAAATGGGTTTGACAGTGCTCAAACAGCGGCAGAAGAGTACCCAGAAGTATTAAAAGCAATTTTTGATTCAATTGGCATCGAATATGCGCCAGAAGTTGATAAAGCTGTGATGTTTGGGGTATCACAATATCAATCACGTCATGGAGGTGAATTACCGCATCCTTCAATCATTGCAGCTGCATTAACTGCTGGTTTAAGTGGTGCGAAACAAGCAGCTGCTTTGCCTGCCGAGACCCTTAGCTATTACGATAGTATTAATGAATCTGGTTTTGATGATGTAAATCACCAGCATCATGAATCTGTAAGCATCGTTCCAGCAATTACAGTTGCTACTATCGCCAACGTTATCGCTTATGCAACACCTATCGTTGCTATGATTCCCAACTCAAATGGCTCAAATGAAGTACCGATTGTATCTATTCGCTTTATCACCAACCGTGATTTTGGTGCAATGAAGAAATCAGAATACTTAGATGGTGCAAATGCTTCTAAGCCTTACGTTGAAGGACGATTCCGTTTTGCATTGTCTAATGGTGGCGCAGGTACAACTTATACTGTGACTGCACGAACTGGTTATGAAGACTTCAAGGCTAAAACACCTGACGCCAAAGCGAGTTTATTGCCATTTATTGCTGGTAATGTATCTATCAAGATCAATGGTAAAGAAGTTGCACATACACGTAACCGAACAAAATCAAAGATTACAGGTAAAATTTCAGCTATTGCCGAGAAAAACGTAGTAGTAAACGGCGTTGAATATCGTGTAATTGGTAGTGAAATTGATATTTCCGCTAGCAAAATTAGCGTGACCTTAAATGAAGCATTACCAGATGGTGCGAAAGTTGAGGTTCATCTTGTGGCTGATTTTGATGCACGGGATGGTAATAATAACTATCTATTAACCCCAGTTGGTGTTGATTTCGAACCTGAATATGAAACTATGGTTGCATCACCAATCATGGCACGGGTAACAGCTTCAACACTATTACAATCTCAGCTAACTAACGAACTTAAGCTTGGTTTTCTAGGTCAGGCTTTAGCAATTGTTCAAGGAAAAATTTTCTTAGAACAAACTGTACGTTTATTAGGTGAAGCAAAAGATTTAGCTGAATACTCAGCTCGTGAAGTTACTTTTGATGCTTCTCGTGGTGTGACTGGAAAATTAGCAGCTGCATTTAATACTTCAGGTGACTTGTTTGCGGAAGTAAATAAATTTATTGCAGCGGCCAAATTGGATATTAACCAACGTACTGGTGGCTCTACCGTCGCATTTGACTTATATGTTGGCGATACTGGGTCAGTATTCTTTAATCAACTGTCAAGCGACAAGATGCCAGTTAAAACCGGATACACTGCTGGTTATGGTCAAATTGTCCGTATTGGTACTCTTGCAGATGGTACTAACGTTTACCACGCACCGTCAGCACAAGAGCTTGTAGCTGAAGCAGATACAGCGTTTGATATGCTTTTAGTTGGTCGTGGTAATGAGCCAATTCGTGCGCCGTTCGTTGGCTTTATTCAAACGCCTCTTTCAGTTATTGAAACTCGACCAGATGCGCGTGAATCAGTACTTACTTTAATCGGTGCTCAAGCAGCCGAAATGAACCCGTTAGAACGTTATGCTGATCAAAGCTATGTCATCCACTGTATCAATATGCCATCCCTCAAAAATTCGTAAGTAAAACAGATAAGGGCGCATTTCGATGCGCCTTTTTACCCTATTTATTGAAAGGAAAATCTCATGGCTGCAGCAACACAAAACACTGACGAAACTTTAGCTTCAACTGACGAACAAGCGACTACTAAACCAAAAAACACACGTAATAAAACCAATAAAACTACAGAAACACAGAATACCCAAGCTGGTGATGAAAAAGCTTCAGACCAAGGTGATTTGTTAAATAGCCAAGGTCCTGAAGACGGCGCATCTCAAAATGAAGGTAATAAACCTACTGATTTGAAAAATAGCGATTCAGATAATGAAGAGTCCAATGCTCAAGAAAATGGAAAACCAACTGAAACATCGAATGATTCTGTCAAACCTTCAAATGATCTAGATTCAAATGGTGGTAAGTCTGGTGATGATGTGGGGAATGAATCGGATCATGTCCTTAAAGAAACTGATACTTCTAAAGTTAATACTCCCATTACGGATTTGTTAACAGTATCAGGTGGGAGTAGCGTGGATCCGCTAGTTATTAAAGTTACTAATAACGGATTTTCAACAGTTTTAGAACCGTTATCACGTGTTGCTATTGAGGCAGGTAAAACAGCAAGTATTACGTGTCATAACCAAACATTTAAACATCAAGTACTGGAAAACTTACGTCAGTTGAAGGGGCTTGGTAAGAATCTAACTGTTGAGTAACAAGATGACTATTTTCATTATTGATGGCACGAACCCAATTATGGATGCTGTTGGTGATCATCCTACTGAACGAAGTATTACACTTCAAAATAACGGTTTAAGTGACATTACCGAACCATTTACGCAAGTTTTGGTACAAGCTGGTCAAAAGGTCACATTCACTTTGATCGGTGACGAAGCTCATAAACAATTGCTAGATAACCTAGATCAAATTAATGGCTTGAAAGGTAATGTACTTCAAATTGTACCTACTGAGGCAGAAGAGCCTACAGAACCTGCTAGCGGATTATAAAATTTAGGAAATGAAAAACCACTTTCGAGTGGTTTTTTTTACATTGGAACTTGCCAGAAAATCAAAAAAGCCAACGGCTCAAAATACTTAAAACAAATAGCCTTGGGCGTGTAATGTAATGAATATACTTGCTCTATCAAGTACAGGTGAGCTATCCCTTGTAGCAGGGGCCAGCCCATCACTAAAACTGGAATTTGATACTCACAGTTATCTTGCAAATACAGAAATCAATGTGGCCTTTTTTGCGAAAGTAACTAGCCCACGCGGTCCTGCAGATATTTCTATGCGTTTGGAAATCCGTGATGCGGTAACAGGTGATCAAATTGTTACTGTTCAGGGATTAGTAGATGGAGACATTGAAAATTCTGCTTCTATTGTCGCTGTAGCTGATGCGAAAGAATATTTTGAGCGTTTTGATTTATCGTTAGGTATTGATGCGTTACAAGCAATACTCAAATCAAATGCTTATAACGAATCAAATAGCTTAGGTCGTGCTTCAAAAACATTGGCATTGGAAGATGAATCGTTACCATCATTTAATCCAGATGAACTATATAAGATTCTGACGAGTCAATTAAGTAC